ACACTCTGTAACTAACTTAGTTAATGGTGGATACTTTAACCTGCACTCTGGTGATAAGATTATGGTATATGCTGAGACTGCAAATACTATGGAAGTTCTTGTTTCTGTAGAAGAATACTTTGACCCTGCAAGGAGAGCATAACGGGGTTGCAATCTTATCTATAGTATGATATAACTAAATATGGTAAAACTATTCCTGCACAAGACAAAAGGAGTAGTGCTATGTTTAAGAATATCTTAAAGAAGTTTCAAGAAAATCAACAACGAAGAGCAGACTATTGGATACTCATGAACTTGAGTGACAAAGAACTGCATGACATGGGGATCAGTAGAGGTGAAATCAGGCAAAAAGTCTACGGTTAATGCAGCGGGTAATTATACTAAGCCTAGTATGCGTAAGCGCCTCGTTGCTTCCGTCAAAGCTGGCGGGAAGGGTGGAAAGCCCGGACAATGGAGCGCCCGGAAAGCTCAGATGGTCGCTAAGCAGTACAAAGCAAAAGGTGGAGGTTACACCTAGTGACTTTATCTAAATCACAGAAGAGCCTAAAGTCTTGGACTAAGCAGAAGTGGAGAACCAAAAGTGGTAAGCCCTCGACGCAAGGTCCAAAGGCTACAGGCGAAAGGTATCTACCTGAGAAGGCTATTAAGTCTCTTAGTGCTTCTGAGTATGCCGCTACATCACGAGCAAAACGAAAAGGCACTAAGGCGGGTAAGCAGTTTGTGGCTCAGCCTAAGAAAGTTAGAGCCAAAGTAAAACCGCATAGGAAGATAACATGACTCGTACACTTACAGAGAATCAACAAAGGTTTATGGAAGTTCTCTTTGAAGAGGCTTCGGGTGATGTGGTACGTGCTAAGAAGTTAGCGGGTTATAGTGAGAATACTCCTACTCGTATGATTGTTGAATCTTTAAAGGATGAGATATTTGACGCAACTAAAACGTATATGTCTCGCTTGGGGCCTAAAGCGGCTTTTGCTTATTCAAGTGCTTTGGATGATCCTACCCAGTTAGGCATTAAAGAAAAGATGGTAGCTGCAGGTCAGGTATTAGATCGTGCTGGTGTTGTTAAGACAGAACGTGTTTCTGTAGAAAGCTCTGGTGGTTTGTTCATTCTACCGCCTAAAGAAAGTGACGATGGCTAAGTACTCTAAGAAGGAAGACTTAGGTTATTGGATGTTACCTAAGCCTGACTTTAAAAAAAGACAATGGGAAAAGATCCCTAGATTAACTAAACAATATGTTCCTTTCGGTTATGAGATAGACCCTGAAGATGATTCTTGGTTAATCCCTATAGTTAAAGAGCTAGAACTATTAGAGCTTGCAAAGAAACATATAAAGCAGTATAGTTATAGAGAAGTATCTGCATGGTTATCCACACAGTCTGGTAGATACATTTCTCATATGGGATTAAAGAAGAGAATAGATGTCGAAAGAAGACGTAAATCAGTTGCTCAAATTAAGCGCAAGCTTGCCCAAAGGTACAAAAAAGCGATCCAGCAGTACGAAACGCTTGAAAAAGAAAGGGTCGGCTACCACACCTACATCCAAGAGTAAGGCTGAGTCTGCACAGGAAACAGTACCTGCAACAGTAATATCAGCGCCTTATGACGAAGAGGTAGCGCAGAACGTAGTATTTAAGCCTAATCCCGGCCCTCAGACACAGTACTTAGCTTCAAGTGAACGTGAGGTCTTGTATGGTGGGGCAGCAGGTGGTGGTAAGAGTTACGCAACTCTAGCAGATCCTTTACGTAGTTTGAATGACCCTGACTTTAGTGGGTTACTTGTACGTCACACAACAGAAGAGTTGCGTGAGCTTATACAAAAAAGTCAGGAACTTTATCCTAAAGCTATTCCGGGGATCAAGTGGTCTGAACGTAAGAGTCAATGGACTACGCCTAGAGGTGGCAAGCTTTGGATGTCTTATCTAGATAGAGATACTGATGTTATGCGGTATCAAGGTCAGGCATTTAACTACATAGCATTTGACGAACTTACTCAGTGGTCTAGTCCTTTTGCGTGGGATTACATGCGCTCACGTTTACGTACAGCTTCGCCTAGCTTGAGCTTGTACATGAGAGCAACAACTAACCCCGGTGGCAGCGGTCACTCATGGGTCAAGAAGATGTTCATTGATCCTGCTAAGCCTAATACACCTTTTTGGGCTACTAATATAGAAACAGGTAATAGACTAGAGTTTCCTAGAGGTCACTCCAAAGAAGGTGAGCCTTTATTTAAGAGACGCTTTATTCCTGCCAGTTTGTTTGATAACCCTTACTTAGCTGACAGCGGTGACTACGAGGCAATGCTTTTATCTTTGCCTGATCATCAGAGAAAGCAATTACTAGAAGGTGACTGGGATGTAAATGAAGGAGCAGCGTTTCCTGAGTTTAATAGAAAAGTACATGTAGTAGATAGCTACGATATACCTAGAAGCTGGACTAAGTTTAGATCATGTGACTACGGTTACGGAAGTTGGACAGGGGTTTTATGGTTTGCGGTAACTCCTTCAGAGCAACTAGTAGTGTACAGAGAGATGTACGTAACTAAAGTCACAGCTACAGATTTAGCTGATATGATACTAGAAGCAGAAGAAGATGATGGAACTATAAGATACGGCGTACTTGACTCGTCCCTCTGGCATAAAAGAGGTGATACTGGCCCGTCACTTGCAGAACAGATGAACATGAAGGGATGTCGCTGGAGGCCCTCAGATCGTTCTCGTGGTTCAAGGGTAGCAGGTAAGAACGAGATACATCGCCGTTTGCAGGTGGACGAGTTCACTGAAGAATCCCAACTCGTGTTCTTTTCCACCTGCACTCATACTATAGCGCAGATACCTAGTATTCCTCTAGATAAAAGAAACCCAGAGGATGTAGATACAAACGCAGAAGATCACTTGTATGATGCTTTACGATACGGTATAATGACACGCCCAAGAAGTTCCTTATGGGATTATAATCCTGCAACATCACGATCAGGCTTTCAAGCATCTGATCCAACATTTGGATATTAAGTATGGACCCTAAAGATTTCGACGATACCTACGAGGAAAACATTGAATCCTCTGACTCTTCTTTTATTAAGGATGTATCAAACTCTGATACACTTTTTGACGAGAAGGTAGGAACTATTACTGGTTTCGTTAGTGAGCGTTATAAAAAAGCAGAGGATGCTCGTCTTGTAGATGAAGAGCGTTGGATGCGGGCTTACCGTAACTACCGTGGTATGTATAGTTCAGATGTACAATTCACAGAAGCGGAGCGTTCTCGTATCTTTGTTAAGGTAACTAAGACTAAAACTTTAGCAGCTTACGGACAAGTAATTGACGTACTGTTTGGTAACTCTAAGTTTCCTATTAGCGTAGATCCTACTACTTTACCTGAAGGTGTTGTTGAGTCTGTACACTTTGATGCTAATCCGCAAGCAGAGCAAGGTAAAGACGAACTTACTACTGCATTTGAGCCTATGAAAACACCTTTCACGGGTGATGAAAAGCTTCAGCCCGGTGAGACTTTAAACGACTTACAAGAGCGTTTAGCAGGTATGAAGAACAAACTGGCTCCTGTACAAGAGAAGCTTGTTGAGGGTTCGGGTACGTTACCTAGTAGTGTTACTTTCTTTCCTGCACAAGTGGCAGCTAAGAAGATGCAAAAGAAAATTCATGATCAACTAGAAGAAAGCGGAGCCAATAAACAGCTTCGCCTTAGTTCTTTTGAACTAGCTCTTTTTGGTACGGGTATTATGAAAGGGCCTTTTGCTGTTAATAAAGAGTACTCCAATTGGAATGAAGAAGGTGAGTATACGCCTGTAATTAAAACAGTACCTTCTACAAGTCATGTTTCTATCTGGAACTTCTATCCTGATCCTGACGCAGCAAACATGGATGAAGCAGAGTATATTGTTGAGCGTCACAAGATGTCTCGTTCACAACTGCGTGCTCTCAAGGGGCGTCCCTTCTTCCGTGACAATGCTATCGACATCTCACTTAACTTAGGTGAGTCCTACGACAAGAAGTGGTGGGAACAGGAGATGGAAGATGATAAGCAAAGCAGTAAAGCAGAACGCTATGAAGTGTTTGAGTTCTGGGGTTTTGTGGATAAAGAAGTACTAAAAGGGTATGACATAGATATCCCTAAAGAGTTAAAAGATTCAGATCAACTTAACGTAAACATTTGGGTATGTAACGGACAAGTACTACGTTTGGTTATGAATCCATTTAAACCTGCACTGATTCCTTACTATGCTGTACCCTACGAAGTTAATCCTTACTCATTCTTTGGGGTAGGTATTGCGGAGAATATGGATGATACACAGACCCTTATGAATGGGTTTATGCGTATGGCGGTAGATAATGCAGTACTTTCGGGTAACTTGTTGATTGAAGTTGACGAGACTAACTTAGTGCCGGGACAGGATATGTCTGTGTACCCGGGCAAGGTGTTTCGGAGACAGGGGGGCGCCCCGGGCCAAGGCATTTTTGGGACCAAGTTTCCGAATGTTGCTGGCGAGAACATGCAACTATTTGATAAAGCAAGAGTATTAGCAGATGAGTCAACTGGATTCCCATCTTTCGCACATGGTCAAACAGGCGTTACGGGTGTTGGTCGTACTGCTAGTGGCATTAGCATGCTTATGGGTGCAGCCAACGGCTCTATACGGAATGTAATCAAGAACGTAGATGACTATCTGCTTAGCCCTTTAGGTAAAGCTTTCTTTAATTTCAACATGCAGTTTGACTATGATCCTGAAATTAGAGGTGACTTAGAAGTAAAATCTCAGGGCACTGAAAGCTTAATGGCTAATGAAGTACGCTCACAACGCTTAATGCAGTTCTTGCAAGTTGCACAGAACCCAACACTAGCACCGTTTGCTAAGATGGATTACATCATTCGTGAGATTGCTATCAGCATGGATCTTGACCCAGATAAGGTTACTAACTCTATGCAAGACGCAGCTATCCAAGCAGAGATCCTAAAGGGGTTCACAGCGCCTCAACAGCCGCCACAAGGGGTGCCTAGCCCTGAAGGTGGAGAGGCTCCTCAAGGCGCTCCTCAAGCGGCCCCTGAAGGTGCACCACCCCAAGGCGCAGCAGATATGAGTGGCGGTGGCGGTGGTAACATTGGTATAGGTGGTGCAGCAGCGCCGGGTGAACAAGGCTTTAGCGGGAACGTACAATAATGTCATCAATCAGTAGGCTTATATCTAAAGAACTTAGGAATGCATTTAACATGCCTTCGGGCGCTATTGATAATCCTAAGTATAATCCTCTGTTTAAAGAAGGTAAAAGAGATCCTGTAAAGCTGTCTGAAGATGATGAAAATCTTACTTGGGATATGGTTGGTAAGGACTTAGAAGATACCGTAGTTGCAGAATTTTATAGTCCTTTAGAATCTGCTATACAGGAAGCACCTATAGGTAAAAAGGGTACTAAAGGGCAAAACATAGAAGCGTTTGTACGTAAACGTGCACCTAAAGTTTCTCAAGGAGAATTAGACTTTAGGCAGTTTGGATTAGAACCTGAAGAAAAGTATACTAAGGATGTGATAAGTGGAGCTTTTGAATTAGATCCACTAAAGATACAAGCTTTAAAAAAGGCACCTAAATATAGAGGTATGCAAAGACAGACAGACCTAGAAGATTTAGATATAGGTTATCAGGAAATAGGCATTGATGTTATACAAAAAGACTTAGGTTTAATGACGCATCATGGACCTTCGACACTAGCACATGCTAGGTATAGCTATAGACAAGAACAAACGCCCTCGTATAAAGATGCAGAAAAACTTTCTAATATAAGATTCGATGAAGATGCTGATTACCTTTTAATAGAAGAACTTCAATCTGATGTAATTCAAAAAATGGTAGACAACCCTGAAAAAGCTAAAGCAGAATCTATACAAAAATATAGAAAACAATTTGAATCAGATATAGATGATATAGCCTTTAAAGAAGAATTTTCTCAAGCGGGAGACTTTTTTGAAGAGTTTGAAAATTTTGTATTTAACAAATATATACCTCTGATGACAGATAAAAAACTTACAAAGGCTGAAGGTTCTTTAGAACTTAAAAAAATATTTGATAAGGAATTTCCTAATAGTGATGTTACAGGTTCTGTGAGGTTACGTCTGAATGCTGTTGAAAGATATTTTGAGATGCTTGCTGAAAAGAAACTTAATGTATATGATTTTTCAGGTAAAGCTAATATACTTCAAAACATTAGGTCAGGAGCTATAGATGTTATAGCCGAGAGCCAAATGACTACCTCTAAAAAAGACACTCCCTTACCTAAGCTTACAGATTCTGTAAGAGTCTTATTGCAATCTATTATTGCGGATGCTAAAGCTAATAATGTGGATGAAATTGTATTACCCCCTATTGAAAAGCTTGCAGAAAAACGCTTCTCTAAAGGCTCAAAAGAATATGAGAGTGCTATAAAAAAAGGTTCAGGTTTCTACAATACATACGTTACCGCTTTTGATAAAGCACTTAAGCAATTAAAAGATGAACTAGGCGATCAAATAAAGATAGGCAAAAAAGATTTAAACTATAAACGTGCTGAATTAAGTCTCAAAGAGGAGGCATTGGCCTTACGTTTTCCTAGAGGAGATTTAGCTAGAAGGTTAAAAGCAGCAGCAGAAAAACCTGAAACTCTACAAGGTAAGTCTATTAATATTAAAGATTTAAAGCTAGATCCTAAAAAGCAGAAACTACGGTTTAACCAAGGTGGATTAGTACAAAGACCTAACACATGATAATAAAAAAACTAGTAAACGATAAACCTCTATGGGATTCTTTTTGTGAAACTGTTGATAATAAAATCAGTCAGGTACACAAGAACATGGAACAATTAAAATCACCAGAAGAGTTGTTTCGCTGTCAAGGTGAGATAGCTGCTCTACGTAAACTCAAATACTTGAGGGATGAAATAAATGGCTCTTGAAGATCAGATGAACGAAATGATAACAGAACCTTCTGTTGATCCTGTTAGTGGAAACGAAATACCTCTAGGCTCTACGGCTGAAGAAGTACGAGATGACATAGAAGCTAACCTTTCTGAGGGTGAGTATGTTATACCTGCAGATGTATTACGTTTCTACGGTGTAAAGTTCTTTGAGGATTTGCGTGACACGGCAAAGGCTGCGTATGTTGAAATGGCAGAAGAAGGACGTATAGGTGGAGAGCCTGTCTCTGAAGAAGGCCCTGAAGATGTAGAGATTTCTGATGAGGATATGATGGAAGGCATCTCTGATGAGGACATGGCTGACATAAAAGCGGTAATGGAAGGTACAGCTTCTTTGCCTATGGATGCCAGTGATGAAGATATGGCTGAAGTACAAAGCGTTATGGAAGGTGAAGCTACAACGACTATGGCACAAGGCGGTATTACTTCTATGCCTAAAGCTTCTCAGATGAATGTACGAGAAGATGTAGACGGTATGATAGACCGCATGTATGAGATGGTTAAGAACAACCCAGAGGTAAAAAAGAAACTGGATGCTAAAGGTATTAAGATGGCAGAAGGTGGGTATGTAAAGGGTTACGCAGGTGGTGGCTTTGAAGATGGCTCTGAACCTGACTTTTTATCAGGCTCTAATACGGGTCCTGTTCCTAGCTTTCTTTCAGGCATGGGTGCATTAGGTTTCTCCCAGACTTTAGGTGCTACACAAGGTTACTCAGGTCCTAGAGCTACAGAGCTTGTGGACTACTATAATCCTTCTACAGGTGCTACTATGCAGATTTCTGTATATTCCGACACTAAGCAGCCTGTAACTCCTGTACCTCAAGGGTTTCAATTAGGTAAACCTCAAGCTCCTTCTCAGAGGGGTTCTGATGACGATGATGACGATGATAAACCACCAGCACCTAGATGGTACGATGACATAGAGTTTGGTGATTCTGAGTCTGTTTTAGAGTGGGCTAAGACACAGAAGGGTCCACCTTCCTTGCTGCGAGCTTCTGCTATCGGTGCTGCTGGTACAGTTAGTACTGTAGCAAACTTACGTGCTGCTGCTATACTAGAGAAAGCTAAGAATGGCGGTAAAGATAACAGCACTAGTACTTCTTTGAATGAACAAGCTAATGCTATGCAAGAAACGTATAGCCCTTTCGAGAAGTTTCTCTCTAAGATGTTTGGCGATTCAGGTGAAGTACAAGCTAAGTTTGCATCTTCGCAGGTAGGTATTAACTTGGCAGATCCTACTAAGAATACTATTGCGCCTACCCCAGACAGAGACGATAAGAAAGACGATAAAGGCGGCGGTGGCTCCTTTAAAAATGATGACGTTGTAATAAAACCTCCTTCTGGTACTTCTCCCACTGTTGGAGTTAAGCCTCCTGATGCAAAAAAACCTACTTCTTCTACAGGGGGCGGCATGACAGGTTCCGATGATAGACCAGATGATCCTAGAGGAGAAGGGCAGTACGGTGGAGGTTCATCTTCTTCTTCTAGTTCTGGTGGTGGATCATACGGAGATGACAAAGCAGATGACTACAATGATGATTCTTCAGGAGTATACAAAGGCGGCTTGATGAAAAAGAAACGTAAAAAATAATAAGGCTACTCGGCTACGGCTGACCCCAACATAAAGGAACTAAACTATGGCACAACTAGAAAGTGTAGAACAACCAAAAGTAGCAGGATTTGTAGATTCTAATTACAGCAATGCTAATAAGAGACGCATTGAAGAAGAGGAAGCAGAACTTCAGAAGCTAGTAGATGGAGAGACTACTGAAGAAGATCAAAAAGTAGAAACCAAAGAAGCCTCTGAGGAAGAACCCAAAGACGAGAAACTTTCTGGTGAAGAACGTACATATAAGAAACGCTATAGTGATTTACGTAATCATTTAAATAAGCAGTCAGAAGAACTAAAGAAGCTAAAGACACAATTAGAAAATGCACAGGAACGTGGTGAGATACGTGCACCTAAGTCTGATGAGGACATTGCTAATTGGGCAGAGAAGTACCCTGATGTCGCAGCTATCGTTGAGACGATTGCAGAAAAGAAAGCTCAAGAGAAGTTTA